GGCTGGCTAAAGCAGGCGAGAGATGAAGGCGGTTGGAGAGCATAAATGATATATGATAAAAGAAAAGGCTCATTATTGAATTATATTCAATTGCCACTACATACTATAACTCCATATGGAACATATTTGGGGACTGGATATGATACCAATGGTAATCCTACATATATACTATCGTATACACGTGTTACATCATTTGCAGTGAATGAACTAGTATTTTCTAATTTAAGTAAGAACGCCATCATTAATGATGTTATTCCTACATTAGAAATAAAAAATGGCATCATAGGTTATAATTATCAGATACCTGATGTAGAATTTAGATATGGGTATATCACATCTTCTTCAAAAAGAGTTTCAATTGAAAGTCAAAAAATAACAAAACAGTCAGCACAATTAATTTTAGAAAAACAATTACGTGCTATTGGAAATGTGTTAGAACAATTTGTGACACAACCATTGGGACAACCTCAATATGATGCATTGCTTCATTATTTTTATTATGAAGGAGTAAGTAAAATACCCGATCATAATATTATTAAATTAATTAATAATGAAAAATGGTTTGATGTGACTGATGAAATACAGAGTAATATTAAAAGAAAAAACGGCAAAGTCGATCACCGACTTGCCGCTTTAAGAATTCAGACTGCCAAAATGTTTAGTTACGTTCCTGGATTTAGTTAAACGGGTCGTTGTTCTATAACTTGGTCTACCAAACCATACGCTAGTGCCTCTTGTGGATCCATAAAATTATCACGTTCCATAGATGTCAGCATTTCATCAAATGTTTTTCCAGCACTATTATGTTTAACATAAATTTCAGTTAGTGAACGTTTCATTTTCAAGATTTCTTTAACTTGAATTTCCATATCAGTTGCTTGTCCACCTGCACCACCACTAGGTTGATGAATCATATGCCTTGCATTGGGCAGAATATATCTTTTTCCTGGTGCACCTGCAGTCGCTAATAGTGATCCCATTGAACACGCTTGTCCCATGACAGTTGTACTAACATCTGGCTTAATAAATTGCATGGTATCATAAATCGCCATACCAGCAGTCACTACTCCGCCAGGAGAGTTAATATAAAAGTGAATATCTTTTTCTGGATTTTCGCTTTCTAAAAATAGAAATTGTGCACAAAGTAAATCTGCTTGATAGTCATTGACTTCTCCTGTTAAAAACAGTACACGTTCCTTAAGAAGCCGTGAGAAGATATCATAACTTCGTTCACCATTAGCAGATTGGTCTACAACCATTGGTACTAGATTTGGCATTAATTATTCCTTGTTTTTTGTAGATTTAAGTTTTCGTATTTCTTCGTTTAGTTCTGTAATTCGATCATAGGCTGCATATAAATTTTTCTGAAGTTCATTTATTTCCAATCGGAACATTTCTTCTGTAGTGATTGTTTGCATTAATGGTACCTCACGATTTTTACTTTTTTTAAAAAGATCAAGTGGTATTATTTTATCTTTATCAGTCATTGATAATACTCCTAATACATTCATAGTATAGTAAAAATTATGTGTTGTCAAGTACTTTTTCTAAATATGCGTAGTTTATACGATGATAAATACTCTTAACGAAATATTTAATATTGAGAGAACCAATGGCAGTTAATTTTGCAGGATTTAGTACAAAAAACAAAAAAGCAATAAATCATAATCTTTATGGCAAAGATTTGATTATTGAAGATTTAATGAATCATTTAATGACTCGTCGAGGCGAGCGTGTTATGATGCCAACCTATGGCAGTATCATTCATGATTTAATTTTTGAACCATTGACACCAGAAATTAAAGATTTAATTGACATTGATATAAATTCTATTATAGATGAAGATCCTAGAGTAACGATTAACACTCTTAATATAACAGACGATGATCACAGTTTAAACATAAAATTATCAGTTTCTATTATTCCGACTGGTGAACAAGTTGAACTTACAGTAAATTTAGAAAGAGAATAAAATGAGCCAAGAAAGAGTTGATAACTTATTCGCCAGTGAAAGTTGGAGTGCAGTTTATACTGCATATAGTAATATTAGTCTAAAAGCATATGATTTTGATACGATACGTGAAGCATTACTTGCTTATGTACAACAAACATATCCAGATAAATTTAATGATTTTATTTCTAGTTCTGAGTTTATTGCAATCTTAGACTTGGTTGCCTATCTAGGCCATTCATTATCCTTTAGACTAGATATGAATACACGTGAAAATTTCTTAGATACTGCTGAACGCCGTGAATCAATTCTTCGAATGGCAAAGAATTTAGGTTATATTAAGACACGTCCTATCAATGCCCGTGGCTATATGAAAATTACTAGTGTCACTACAAACCAAGATGTAGCAGATAATGAAGGCAATTCTCTAGCAAATACAACAGTCAACTGGAATGATGCAAATAATGCTGATTGGTATGAAAACTTTATAACAATATTAGACTCATCGTTTTCTAAAAATTCTAAAATTCAAGATCCAACAGCAACTCTAAATATTCTAAACATCGAAAATAATATATATGAAATTAATGAAAATCCACTGGGTAAACGTTTTAATTATCCTTTTACTGCAAACATTGCTGGTAGTAATAGAAAATTTGAAACTACTAAAGTAGAGATAGTAGATGACATTATTGGCGAAGCAGAACCCAAATCTTCTAAAAACTTCACAATTATTAATCGTAATGATAATCTAGGACCAGCCAGTGATAGAACTGGATTTTTTGTATATGCAAAAGCCGGTGAAATGAACTTTAATGATTATACATATGATTTGAAATTATCTAATAGAACACAAAATATTGATGTTATTGATATATCAAACACAGACGTTTGGATTCAACGCACTGATAGTAATAGAAATTATGCATCCACTGTAACAAAAGTCGATAATGATAGTAGAGAAACTGCTATATATAATTCATTAAGAACCGGTAGTGGCGATCTAGCAAGTGTTACTACAAATATTGACAATAGTATCGCAATTAATTTTCCCGATGGTATATTTGGTAATGCTGCATATGGAAATTATCGTATTTGGTATAGAAAAACAGAAAATGAAAATTTCACTGTTAATAGAAACGATATATCAGAAGTTGCAATTACTATACCATATATTGGCGGCGATGACCGTCCATATGATCTAACAGTAACCATGACCACAACAAGTGACTTTAGTGAAAACTATGCCGCTGAAACATTTGAAAGTGTTAGACGTATTGCACCAAGAGCATATTACACACAAGACAGAATGGTAAACGCACAGGATTATAATATATATCCTCTTACGCTTGGTGCAAATGTTATATCAAAATCAAAAGCAATTAATACTACATTCTCTGGCAAATCCCGTTTCTTTGAAATTGACGATGTTACTGGAAATCACAGTAATCTAAGTGCAACTGGCACAGATGGTAGTATATTCTTGGAAGATGATATTATTTCAATGAATCTAAGTTTTAATCGACAGAATGGACAAATTGATAATTTCATTAGAAACAAAATTACTGAAGTGTTAAAGCATCCTAGTCTGATGAATCTATATTATTTTGAAAATATGTATAATCCAGCATCTACTATATTAACACCATCATTGAATTTTACAGTGCGTAGTACTAATGCCAGTATAATTGATACTGTATCATCGAGTATGTTGGGCACAGTATTTCTATATCCTGGTGATCATATTTTAACCCAGAGTGCAAATGAAAAAGAATTATCCTGGACTAAAATTAAAAATATTGAAAGTAGCGTTGCTGGATCAGCAGTTGATTCATATTTTATTGAAAATATTCTACCCGAAACTGCTGGTAGTATTGAAAAAATAGTACGTACATATAGAACACGTTTCGAAGCAGATGAAATTAAAAATATTAAAATTAATAAAATAGAAGACTTGGCAATTCAGAGCTTTATCATAAAATATGTACCTAAAAGTAATACATCTGTTTGGGAATGGAAACTACACGATGACGCAAATGATGTTCCATTAGTTGAAGGAAAAGATGTATATATAGAATTCACATATGTTCCAGGCGTCAGAGAAAATGAAGCAGAATATGTTGCTA